GTCAGAAATGCTTCAGGGCAGACTTGGTAACCTTGCCACTATCGAACCTTATATTGGTAAGTATTTCTCAACAGAATACGTTCGTAAGAAGATCCTCAGACAGACTGATGCTGAGATCAACGAAATTGATATGCAAATTGAAGATGAGATCGCTAAGGGTATTCTGCCTGACCCATCTATGGTTGATCCTATTACAGGAGAACCACTACCACAGGAAGGTGGTGATCTAGGAGCACCAGTTACAGATGAAGAAGTAGATGCTTCTGAAACTGACGCTCAGATGCAAAAAGACACCAAAAAAGCAGAGATATAAATATAGAATATATAACACTATAACTTTTCATGGATAATATTATCGACTTGATTGCGACAGATGCAAAGGCATCGGAAGTTTCTGATGCTATCAAAGCTACTCTATTCGCAAAAGCTGCCGAAAGAATTGATGTTGCTAGACCTATTGTAGCAGGATCATTGTTTGGTGGTGAATATGAAACTGAACAAGAACCACAAGAGGATCAAGAATAATGGCAAGAACTTTATGTAAGGGTGCCGAAGCAGCGTTGCCGACAACAACAGGAACTGCAGTCAGCTTTACTGAAGCAACGGTTGTTCGTTTGGTTAATACGGATACTTCCGCACATTTAGTTACTGTGGTAGAAGTTCGTAGTGGAGACACTGTTGGTTCATTTACAATGCCCGCAGGAACAGTTGAGTATTTGGAAAAAAATCCAACTCAGTGTGTTTTCGCAGCAGACGCTGCTGTCAAGGGCGCAAAAGTAGGATTTACCGCATAAACAAATGAAACTCATCACAGAAGAAGTAACAAACGTCAATATCATCACCGAAATGGTTGGTGGTAAAAAGACTCTCAATATTGAAGGTGTATTCCTTCAGGGAGAAATCAAGAATCGCAATGGGAGAATGTATCCTATTGACACCCTTTGCCGCGAAGTAAATCGTTATAACGAAAACTTTGTTTGTAAGGGTCGTGCTCTTGGCGAACTCGGTCACCCTGATGGTCCTACCGTCAACCTTGATCGTGTTTCACATAAGATCACTTGCTTGACTAGAGAAGGTAATAACTTCAGAGGTAAGGCACAGATCCTTGAGACTCCAATGGGTAAGATTGCCAAGTCTCTTCTTGAGTCTGGTGTTATGCTCGGTGTTTCTTCTCGTGGTGTTGGTTCACTCCGCATGACCAATGAGGGTCATAAGATTGTTGGTGAAGATTTCCAGTTAGCAACTGCTGCTGATATCGTTGCCGATCCTTCTGCTCCTGATGCTTTTGTTAATGGAATCATGGAAGGAAAAGAGTGGGTTTGGGAAGGTGGTATCCTTCGTGAGCAACTCGCAGAGAGAACTCAAAAGAGAATTAATACTCTTGTAGATCAGAGAATGCTTGAGGAGCACAAGTTGCAACTCTTTAACGATTTCTTATCAAATCTCTGATTTATAAATAAATATAGATTATACCAAAGTTAATCAAAGAAAAATGTCCGCTGATAGCAACTTACAGGAAATGGAAAACGTAGTAACACAAAACGCTGCGCCTGCTGAACCAATGCAAGCGAACGGGATTCCTTATGAGGATCTCGGTGGTCCTACCCCCGAGAACTCAAGACCCGACGACGACTCCAACCGTTTGGAGACTCCAGGCAAGACCCTTGCTCAGGTCAAAAATGTCGTAAACGCCAGAGCCGCTAGAGCCGAGGAAGTTGAGGCTGATGAAGAGCAAGAAATCGTTGCCGAAGAAGAGACTACCGAAGAGGAAGTAACTGAGGAGGAAGTCTTTACTGAAGAAGAGGAAACCGAGCCTGAGTTCAGCATCGAAGAAGACGTACAAGCACTCTTCGAAGGTGAAGAGCTTTCTGAGGAGTTCCAAGAGAAAGCACGCACTATTTTCGAAGCTGCTATCACGACTAAGGTTAACGAAATCAAAGAAAACCTTCAATCTGCATACGAGTCTGTTCTCGTAGAAGAGATTGAAATCATTAAAGAAGGTCTGACCGAAAGACTCGACGCATACCTTGAGTATGTTGCCGATGAGTGGATCCAAGAGAACGCTCTCGCTGTTGAGCACGGTCTCAAGACCGAAATGACCGAATCATTCCTTGCTGGAATGAAGGGTCTTTTTGAAGATCATTATGTAACCATCCCTGAAGATAGATATGATGTAATCGAGAGCATGGTAGATAAACTTGATGAAATGGAAGGTAAACTCAACGAGCAAATCGAAAGAAACGTTGCTCTAAACAGAAGATTAGCAGAATCAACAGCTGACGTAATTTTTGCCGAAGTTGCTGAAGGACTTGCCCTTTCTCAGAAAGACAAGCTCGCTACTCTTGCAGAAAATGTTGAGTTTGAAAGTGAGTCAGACTATCGTGAGAAGCTAGTTACCCTGAAGAAGTCATACTTCCCAGAGAACGCTGGCGCTCAAAGAGATCACTCAGAGACCATCTCTGAAGGCACCTCGGTTGCTGGTCAAACATCAGCATCACCACTAATGGAATCCTACATGGATACTCTGAGAAGAGTCGCTAAAAAGTGATTTCTAAATAATAACAGTTCAAACTAAACTTTTTAAAAGAGGTAAAGATCAAATGCAAATGCCCCTAAACGAGCATCTGCAGGAGAAGTGGGCACCCCTTCTTGACTATGATGGTATGGATCCTATCAAGGATTCCCATCGTAGAGCAGTAACCGCTCAACTCCTGGAGAACCAAGAAATCGCTCTTCGTGAAGAGCGTGAATTCCTTCACGAATCACCAACCAACGCTGTTGGTAACGGTGGTTACACCTCCTCAGGTGGTCAGACCGTCGCTGGTTTCGATCCAGTTCTGATCTCCCTGATCCGTCGCTCAATGCCTAACCTGGTCGCTTATGACCTCGCTGGCGTTCAACCAATGAGCGGACCTACTGGACTCATCTTTGCGATGCGCTCCAAGTATAAGACTCAAGGTGGTTCTGAAGCTCTGTTCGATGAAGTCGATTCTGCCTTCTCTGGTCAGGACAGCAACTTCAACCGCACTAACGGATTCACCGCTGGTGCCGTTGGTATGGGTACAACCGGTCAAGTCGGTACTAACCCTGCTGCTCTTAACCCAACTTCAGGTATCAATGCTTCTACCTACAGCGTAGGTCAGGGTCTGCGTACCGACGATGCTGAGAACCTCGGTGACGGCATCGGTGCGTTCAACGAAATGGCATTCTCGATCGAGAAGGTCACCGTTACCGCCAAGTCACGTGCTCTGAAAGCTGAGTACTCATTGGAACTCGCCCAAGACCTCAAGGCGATCCATGGTCTGAATGCTGAGGCTGAACTCGCCAACATTCTCTCTACTGAGATTCTGGCTGAGATCAACCGCGAAGTCATCAGAACCATCTATCGTGTTGCTGAGCAAGGCGCTGCTACCAACGTTGCTACTCAAGGTGCTTTCGACCTCGACGTTGACTCCAACGGTCGCTGGAGTGTTGAGAAGTTCAAGGGTCTTATCTTCCAAATCGAGCGCGATGCTAACGCTATCGCCCAGAGAACTCGTAGAGGAAAGGGCAACATGATCCTCTGCTCCGCAGACGTTGCTTCCGCCCTAACCATGGCTGGTGTACTCGACTACACCCCTGCCCTCAACGCTAACCTTAACGTTGATGACACCGGTAACACCTTCGCTGGTGTTCTTGCTGGTAAGTTCCGCGTCTACATCGACCCATATTCGGCTAACCTCTCTGCCGACCAGTACTACGTTGCTGGTTATAAGGGTGCTTCACCTTATGACGCTGGTCTGTTCTATTGCCCATATGTTCCTCTCCAGATGGTTCGTGCCGTCGGTCAGGACACCTTCCAGCCCAAGATTGGATTCAAGACCCGCTACGGCATGGTCGCCAACCCATTCGCTCAGGGCACCACTGTTGGCGAAGGCGCTCTTACCCAGAACGTCAACCGCTACTACAGAAGAGTCAAGGTTCAGAACCTCATGTGATCTCGGTTCACATATCTATCGGGGGTCTTCGGACCCCCTTTTTTTATCTAAATACAAATAAAACTGATAATGACAGTTTCACCTTTTAGAAACCAAATACAAAATAGAAACTTCTTATCTCCTACTGGGTTTCAGTTTAGTTTGTCTAAGCACCCTAAGGTTGATTTCTTTTGTACAAGTGCTAGACTACCAGAGATAAATCTTCAGTTGGCACAACAGTCATCATACCTCAAAGACTTGGATATTCCAGGTGAAAAACTAACCTATGGTGATTTGACCCTCAGGTTTTTGGTTGATGAGGACATGACCAACTATATGGCAGTCCACAACTGGTTGACTGGTCTTGGTTTTCCAGAGTCGGCACAAGACTTCGTTGACCTGACCACCGATGTTGATG